GACATTCCTTTTATGCCGGTTTAATTGTTAGTTTTAATCCTGGGTTTGGTTTACTGATCTTAGCATTTCTTCCTCTGCAAATGCTAAGTTGGCTTGTTTCTGTTTTAGTTTATCTGCTAGTTTTAGATATAGCTCATCGGTGCTTTCATCAAAGAATAAAGTTTTCTTTCGCTCCTCTTTATATTTTATCATGTTGTTAGCAACCTTAGTCACTTGGCCTTTTGCCGATATGTATTTTTGGAGAAGTGTTCCATATCCTAGATCCATTCCCGATTTTTTATCAAAGTAGTGGTGATAAAGAGTAATCCTCTTTCTCGGCCATCTGCATTTATACTTTGCCGTTCTCCAATCAAACAACCACATCCACCGATCATACATTGACCTTGGGATCTCTACGCTATGCAGGAACGTTTCTTTTTTATCTTGCATACATGGGTGAGCATCTCTTTCGAATGCATGCCACGATAATTCTATGTACGGTTCGATCTGAATATCTAAACTCATTTCCTTTTCCTCCTTTTCTTTAAATTGAATATTCGTTTCCGTTTTGCTTTTCGGTACTCTGCAAGGCCGTTGATATTCTTTGCCCACATTTCCCGATTAGCGTCTGCAATCTCTTGGTTCTTTTTTGACTTATGTCTGTCAAGAGCCACTTTCCGATCTGATAAAAACTGATTTTTAGCGTTCATGATTTTTAAAGGATCCACGACCCCGAAAAACTCTCCGAACTTCCCTAGTTTAAATTTTAGAAAGAATAGAGCGACCTCGGCAATGTTCAAGAAATAGCAATCGAAATAAAACAAACTTGATAATTGGTTTATCTGAGCTTCGTTTAGCTTTTCCTTTACCCCGGTGAAGTTGTTTAAATCAAAGAATTGTATTTTGATCCATTCGATTATAGCTTCATTTCCGTACGTATGACCAATTAAAGACAGTTTCGGGTATCTCATATCAAAACAGTCTGCAAAATCAGCACAGCGGGCAGCTATGGCATTCTGAATGCTTGGATTAAATCTAGTCAGGAACTGTTCATAATTTCCAAAATCAGTTCGTACGCGTTCTATCCTCAGCGATAAGTCGCTCGATATTGCTTTGGATGGTAGTAGTGATTGATTCACTTTCACTAATTTTCCTATCTTTTCCATTTTGAATTTTTAAAGGAAGCCATCTCCCAAAGTGGGATTTAGCCTCCATGATTGTTTTTTCTGTTACACCCTCGTTCTCTTGTTGAATGAAGTAAGCATCTACCCAACTAAGCAAATCAACTTTATCAAGATTGAAATTTTTTAATAACCGATGAATGTGTAATTCATCAGACAGGAATTCTTGTTTGCATTCATCAAGCGATAATTTATACTTTTTGATGAACTCATCGAAGACTGGGTTGTCGGGTTTCTCTTTCTTCTTTTCTTTTTTGTTTAGTTTATCTTGTTTAATGTTGTCTAAACTTTTTTCGTCACTTTGGGTACTACTTAGGGTATCACTTAGGTATACACTTTGGGTACTACTTAGGCTAAAATTATTTAAGCCTATTATTGCGTAACTTGTATATTGCCTCTTTACTTTTCCGCTTGTAAAATCTATCAGGCCCAATTGCTTTAAACTATTTCTAACCCTGATTAATGTTGGCTCACTCATACCGCACTCGGCACATATGAATAAATTTGATTGATTAAATGGATTTTTCCAGCCCAATGAATTACAGGTATCTAATAATTTAAAATACACTTGTGTCTCGTTTGATGTGAAAGAATGCTCTTTGTTCAATCTCCAAAAGTTATTAATCAATTCTATATAATTCATGCTATAAAACCTTAATATATTCAGTGTTGATAGTTCTACCTACCATTATCTTTCTCTCTTTTACTAACTCCTTTAATTCAGCTATAAGTATTGATTTTTCAAGCCCTGAGACTTTATTAAATATCTCTACAACTGTTGCAAAGTGAGGCTCTATTTTGCGGCTTATCTTGTCCGCTTCTATCTGATTGATTATATCTATTGCCATCATACCGATTCTTTTATTAGGATTTTAGCATACCAAAGAATACTTTTCATCTGATCGAGGGAGAGACTATTACAAAGAGTTGTAGCTATGTCTACCTTTTCAAGATCATCTCTGTTGAGTTGTTCCTTTTCAGCATTGCGCTGCTTCTTGAGTTGTTGTCTTTCGAGTTCTAGTGTCATTGCTTGAAGTATTTAGTTTCTGATCCACAACAGCTTTTTGATTTCTTTCCTGATCCGCACTTACACGGAGCATTTCTACCGATTGACTTTGCTCGCAATGGCTTACCATTACCTTTGATGATACCTACAACATGACTGACTGATTTTGTATCTGACTTCAAATGATATGATTTTCTCATGATATCTCTTTTACTTTTCGTTTATACTCTTTGATTAATAACTCTAATTCAAATGCCCCCATTGTTGAGGTTCCGTGTTTTTTTACTTCCAGGAGATCAGTTTCTTTCTCTCCTATCTTAGCGAGTAACCCTCTGCGATAGCCTTGCATATTTCCCTCATCGAAACGATTGCATGAGCGACATTGAGCATTACAGTTCTTTTCATCGTATCGGGTCGTCATGTGCTTTCTATTGATATAATGACCGCAATCTGAATCTTTGTAAGTGACTACTTTTCCACAAGAGATACACCGACCGAAACCTCCTTGCGTATCTCTCAGTCTAATGAACTGGGAGAATACTTTGTCGAGTGAAGCAACTAAGCTGCTTTTTGTTTTTTTCTTCTTAGTTGTTATCATTTTTCTGCTCGGTGATTATTATGCTATCGTTTTCATCTCTTTTATAGCAATCAGGACAAAGGTGTTTTCCATCATGTTCTATCCAATCGTGATCCATTGCCTCATCTAGGGCATAAGATTCATCATTCCAACATGAATATTCAGAGTCTTGTCCTCTTGTTGTTTTGCAATTGTCGCACTCTACTGTGTACATTTCTACTTTTACTATCATAATGATTTTTCAAATAAGTTTGCAATTAAATCTACTGTTGATTCTTCTACCTGTTCAGTGCTTCCGGTGATTGTTGAAGCCATATCCTTTTTGGTTTGAATAATCTTATAAATCTTTTCATCAATGGTATTTCTACCAAGGAAGTAATAAGCCGTTACACTGTCTAATTGACCGATTCGATGTGCTCTATCCTCACACTGCTCACAGTCTGCAAATGTCCAAGGGAACTCCACGAAAGCAACATTACTCGAAGCTGTTAGGGTAAGTCCAACCCCTGCTGCCTTAATAGAGCAGATGATCAAAGTACAAGTAGGATCGCTTTGGAATCTGTCAACTGCTGATTGTCTTTGCTCTTTCGAGTCAAGGCCTGTGACTGCTACTGCTTTCGGGAAATGTTTTCTTAGCTCATTACCCACTTCATGTAGGTTGACAAATAAGATCACTTTCTCATCTTGCTCCAGCATATCATTTACAAACTCGACAACTTCTTTTACTTTTCCCCTGGCTGAGATTTGTCTTAGTACATTGATACGGACCATCACTTCTCCTTTCATTGACTTCTGTATCTTTTCGTCTGAAGCTTGCTTGTAGTCTTTGAGATACCTTACAAGATCCGCCTCGGCATCTATGTACTCCTTTCGGTTGTTGATTTCGCAAATTACCGTTTGTCGAACCTTTGCCGGCAAGTCTTTTAGTACATCGTGCTTTTCTCTTTGAAAGAAGCAAACTTTGTTGAGTCTGTAATTAAGCTCTCTTAAGTTACTCGCTCCACTAGTCCCGGCGCAATAGCGTTGAACAAATCCGTTGTAGCCTCCAAAGTCCGGCAAGCGCCCCATAATGTGAAGCTGACTAACTAAGTCCTTTGGGTTGTTTATCACCGGTGTTCCGGATAGAAGAATGACATATTCTTTTCCCTGTGATATTCCCATGCAGAATTTTGAACTTTGAGCAGATCCGTTTTTCACTCTGTGGCTTTCATCAATGATTATTGATTTGAACATTGATATCTCCGGCTTGAATTGAATATGTTTCAATGTCAATCTTTGACCCTCTGTGTTCGTCATCCGGTGAACGAAGAATTTTTTCAAGCTCTCAAAATTCGTAATGAAAGTATCTGAAAGTCCGGTATTGTGAAACTGTGGAAAGGTTCTCTTATTTGAGTCCTCAAGAATCAACGATCTATCTTTCCCGGTTACCTTTTTAAATTCACGTTTCCAGTTCTCTTTTAGAGTAGATGGGCAAATCACTAAGCAAGGGTAAGCGTTAGCGGTGTGAACCGTTGCGATAGCTTGCATTGTCTTTCCTAGTCCTGGCTTATCTCCGTTGAGAAAGCGCTTTAATTCAAGTCCCTTTGCAATCCCTTGTTTTTGATAAGGGTATGGGTTAAACCCATCTGCAAGGTTAAGCTCTTTTTCAAGTTCCGGCATCGGTGGTAAATCATAAGCGACATCTTCGCTTGTCACTACCGTTCGTCCAAACTTGAAACCATATTTAGCGGCGAACTCTGTCACGCTGCCTTCGTACTCTATCGGTACCAACCAACATCTGTTGAGGCCATCCCAGTGTTTACCTGGGAGTAGTTTAACGGCCTCAACAAGATTTGGTCTGTAATTAAAAGTTATGATAAAATACTTATCTGACTTTTGTATATTCATTACAGTAGTTTGATTTGTTCATCGATCTTTTCTTTTCTTTT